CGTTGGAAGCTTTTGCCAAGGAGCTGGCTGACTGGATTACTGAGCACTTGAACGGATATGCAGCATTTACGCCGGCTCAAATGGAAATTCTATGTGAGAAGTGGGGCCATGATTCTCGGCCGAGAAGTCAGTATATTAAGAAAGCTTTGCTAAACTATGCAGATATTGAATCAAAACCGATCAATTCAGGCGGCAAAACTAACCGCTACATAGTGGTCAAAATTACAAATCTCAAGGCTGTAGAGAGGGATTTGAACAAGCATGGAGCCTTAAGCAGTCTTGTAAGTGAGACTGAAATGGCTGTCCGTGGTGAAATTGAACAAAGCTAGGTAATATTACATGCAAAGTAACACGAAAATTACACTAAGTTTTCTTGATAAGTTGTTGTCAGCATTATGTTTTTTATTCAATATTACAATATTACAATATTACTTTAAGAAACTAAATAAATATAAGAAGAGTATATGTAACGCATCGTATATAGTCTTTCTGGGGGTTTGTAATATTGTAATTTGTAACTTTGAGTGGAAAGTCATTAGTTGCCAGTCATCCAATCTACAAAGATGCAATAGTGTTTTACACTTTTCGTCGGCATGATATAGAATCCCGCTTATGACTGAAGAAACTAAAAATCCCGTTGGTCGCCCATCTAAATACGATCCGTCGTACTGCGAACGAGTGATTCAGCTCGGAGCTGATGGCAACAGCAAAGAGGCAATTGCAGTTGAGTTGGGTATAACTTGGCAAACACTAAACAACTGGGCTGAAAATTATCCGGATTTTTTCACGGCCTTAGAAGAAGCTAAGAACCGTGAGATGGTGTGGTTTGAAAAGATTGCCAAGAGCCATATGATTGAATCTCCGGGAGGGAACAGGCTTAACACTGCGCTGTGGGGCAGATCAGTAGCAGCTCGGTTCCCCGTTAAATATCGCGAAAACAATAAAGTCGAAGTTACTGGCAGAAACGATGGGCCGATACAGGTTGACCATGTTCATGATTTTGCCACACAGCTAATGGAAGAGCTTCTTGGCATGAGGCAAGATGACGCCGAATCCGGAAATCGCAAATAAGCTTGCGCAAAAGCTAAGAGCCGGACCGAGTTTAAACTTGGCTTCGGCTCAGGTTCAAGCCGCAACTCAAGCACGCTCAAAGTGGCTGCTTCACCAAGCAAATAAGCATCAAGTTACACCAAAAGGAAATTGGTGGACTATTTGGCTGCTGTTAGCTGGCCGAGGAGCTGGCAAAACGCGTTGTGCAGCTGAGTGGTTGTGGTGGGAAGCTTGGACGAAACCTGAAACGCGATGGCTGGTATCAGCGCCAACGAGTGGTGACGTTCGCGATGTTTGTTTCGAAGGCGATTCAGGGCTGATAAAAGTTATCCCTGACATTCTTGTCGAGAACTACAATAAATCACAGCATGAGATTACTTTGGTGAATGGCTCAATCATCAAAGGTATTGCCGCATCAGAGCCTGATCGCTTTCGCGGTCCACAGTTTCATGGTGGTTGGTGTGACGAGTTGGCAGCTTGGCAGTATCTTGATGAAGCTTGGAACATGCTGCAATTCGGCATGCGGTTAGGCCAAAGCCCAAAGATTATCTGCACAACAACACCGAAGCCGAAGCCATTGATCATGGATCTTGTTGAGCGAGATGGCGAGGACGTTGTGTATACAACAGCAACGACGTTTGACAATTTGCAAAACTTGGCGCCAACGTTTAAGCAACAGATTCTTCAGTATGAAGGAACTAAACTAGGCCGACAAGAGATTTACGCTGAGATCCTCGACCCTGAAGAGGCGGGTATCGTCAAACGAAATTGGTTTAAGCTGTGGCCAAGTGAAAAGCCGCTGCCTCGATTCGAGTTCGTGCTTCAGTCTTACGACTGTGCGACGAGCGATAAGACGAAGAACGATCCGACTGCTTGCACAGTTTGGGGTGTTTTCAAACCTAGTGCTGACAAGCCGATGTCCGTGATGCTGATCGATTGCTGGGAAGAATACATGCAATACCCAGACCTTCGGCCAAAAGTGGTGGAAGAAGCTACATCGATCTACGGCGATGAGAATGAGTTTGGCCACGGTAAAAAGGTTGATCTGATTCTGATCGAAGATAAATCGGCGGGAATTAGCTTGATCCAAGACTTACAGCGAGCTGGCTTACCGATTCGAAGCTACAACCCGGGAAATGCTGATAAGATGATGCGGCTGAACATCGTTTCACCGATCATCCACAAAGGCAGAGTTTACATACCGGAATCTTCGGTCAATGAAGGTTGTGCTAGGGATTGGGCTGAAGTATTGATTAAGCAGATCTGCGCTTTCCCTGAAGTTCGGCACGACGATCTGGTCGACTCGACTTCACAAGCTCTTAGATATTTGCGTGATTCGGGGCTCATCGTGATCGATCCAGTGTATGATGCAGACGACTCGTATGAAGAAGATCGTCCAAGGAGGGTAAACCCATATGCAGTATGACGAAGAACTGGCGCGTATGCGGGCTCAAATGCTCGCAGATCGAGATGAAGAGCCACCGGTCTTTGACGATGGCGCTCGATTCTTAGGGCAAGACCCCAACATGATGCAGGTTGGCTTATTCGGCCGACCAAAGAAGCCGGTAGCACCACCAACCTCGCCCCCAGTTAACTTACAACGGCGATCGATCTTAGGCTTAACGCCTTTGCCTGCGGATCTGCCTGCTGTGATTCCACCTGCGCAGCCGAAGTTAACACCGCAGCAAATGGAACAAGCTGTTCCGCAACAACAACCTACGTCATCCGCGCCAAGTGCTGCACCGAGCGTAAGCCCGCTTCAGTCTTTAGCTGATAAAACGCTAAATGCGCCAATGTCAAGACGCGACGTATTACAACGCGCTGGTCAAGCTGCTCTTCAACAAGTTGTGCCAATGCCTAGCGTTACAGACGTCATACCTCAGGTTATGTCGCCATTAGCTGAAGCTGTTACAACTACTGCAGCAACTGCTGCATCTGATATGTCACCTGCAATTGCATCTGTACTTCGTGACATGTTGAAAGAGCGTATGGATGATGTTATGGCATACGGCGAAGATGAGGTGCCTATAACTGTTGAAAAGTTTTTGGGGTATGCGTCTGACTTTGACCCCGCGTTGAAAAAAGATATTACGCGTGAGCTCAAAGAATACAACGACTTAACGCAAGAAAAAGGGCAATACCTTGAGCGTTATGACGACATACGCGATAGAGAGTATGAGTTAGCTGAGTACCTTGAACCGCTTGTTGATCGCATGCCCGGTGATAAAGCTTGGCAAGAATTGACTAGTCACATGGAGTTTGATGACTACTTAAACGAGCACGGCGAACTAGGCTTGGCAAAACAATTCCGCAACGCAGGCGCAACCAAGCAAGAAGTGATTGACTTTTTGGATACGTATTATATGGGCTTTGACCCTGATGATAAAAACTTTGCGCGTGGTCTAGATAAGTTGTATGCAGGCTGGGGAATGTACCGGGCACCAAAGCCAAAAGCAAAACCTAAAGGCAAATAATCATGTATGAAGTACCATTTGGTGAAGACGGTGGTAGCGGTGATTTAGACAAAATGCGATTAGCTTTGTCAATGCAGAACAAGCCTGCAACTCCGCCACCACTTTCTTCGCAGATTCCAGGGTATGGCAAACCAGTCCCACCTGCGCAAACAAAGCCTGATCCTTTAGGCGCAGCAGCAGGTAACTTCACCGAGTTGGCAACAAAGTTCAATCCGCTGATGATGATGAAGTCCATGCAGGAGTCTGTTCGCACTCTCAACCCAGCAATCCCTGTTGCAGGCGCATGGGCTGACGTGGCGCAAAACATACAGACCGCGGGCGCCGAGGCGATATACGACATACTTGGGAATCGCCAAGGCATTGAGAAGATGCAGCAAAACTATGTGCCTGTTACTACAAGCCGGTTTTACCAAGCGCCTACAACACAGCTAGGTAAAGAGTTTGAGACAGACTTAACAAAGGCGATGGACGCGTCCAAGATTCCTCCTGTTTGGCCGATGGCTTTAAATCAGCCATTTAGACCGCCACTTACGCCGAACGATGTGCGAGTGATGGGAGCTGAAGCTACTCGTATGGGTAGACAAGTACGAGATATTCCGTCAGACTTTGCAAATGCGCAATCTGGCATGCAACGAATCGATCCGATTACTGGTCAGCCGACTTATGGTGCAAAGCTTCAAGGTGTGGCTGATTCGATTGGCGACATTATGGCGCAAAGAGAAATGCAAGGGCTTCCGCCAATTCCTGGGTTACCGGCTTCTATGCAGCCTATGAACCCGAAGCTGTATGCTATGAGGCCTGAAGGTTCAAGAATACAGAATGCAGTGGTGCCGTCTACAGTAGCTTCTGGTGCAGCAACACACACTCCTGTGCAAGATCTTATACAAGATTTTGTTAAGACAGAACCGTTAACGCCAATCGAAGTGCTTGATGAAGTGCAGAACAATGTTCTTAGTCGAGAACGCGCTCAACCTGCGAGAGATGCGTTTACTAACTTCTTAAAGCAAAAAGCTAATGAAAT